ACGCCGCAACCGCCGCAGTCAATGCTGCTGCTTCAAGTGGCAAGTATATCAATCTAAGAGGTAGTACATCTGGCGAGAATTTTTCACGCGGGGATGGGCCTCAAAAAATTTACAATACCACAACAAGCGAAACAGCATTAGAGTTAGATGGCCCAAGTAGTTATTCTGGACTTGATTTAAAAACTAATGGAACTTTGATTGGCAGAATTTTCTGCGATGCTTCAATGTATGTTCGCTCAACAGGCAATGTGAAAATTGACAGCGGTGCGTCATTTACGCCAATTGTTGAGGCTACTGTAGGTGTTGCACCCGCTGGATCATTTAGACCTCAAGTAGATGATGTAATTGATTTGGGTGATGCATCACATAGATACAATGATATCTATGCTACTAATGCAACCATTCAAACCTCAGATGTAAATCTAAAAACAAATATTTCTGATGCTCAACTTGGCCTTGAGTTTATCAATTCATTGAGACCTGTTGATTATAAGTGGAAAGATACAGAAGTTTCTTGGAGCGAACTTGAGCTTGATGATGATGGTATTCCAACAGGCGAAACTATTGAACATACAAAAACGATTGAACATTCAAGATTGCATAGTGGATTGATTGCTCAAGAATTAGCACAGGTATTAGAGGATGCTGGTCTTGATCGGGCTATGTTGTGTGTCGATGATGATGGCAAACACGGTGTTAGATATTCTGAGTTAATTGCACCGTTGATTAAAGCAATTCAAGAATTGTCTGCCAAACTTGATAGCTTGAGCTAGGAGAAAACAATGACTATTAAAAATCGTGGCGGTGTGTTTGGTCGGAACCCAACTTTTAATAATGTAACTGTTGATGGTACATTGACTGCACCTAATTTAACTGTAGGTGATGATCTAATTGTAACAGATGCAATTGGAGTTGGCACAAGTTCACCGTTATCCTCTGTTGATATACGCACTGCCGAAGGCGGCTCACCAACAAACGCTACATTTGATAATGCTTTGCGACTAACATCTACCGCAACGGCTGGTGTAGGGGTTGGCCCATCTATATTGTTTCGGGGCGAAACAGGCAATGCAGCAACACCTTATAGTTTTGCTGGCATCCACGGTGTAAAAAGTTCTGCGGCAGGGAGTAATTATTCTGGTGATTTAATATTTTCTACTCAAAATTCTGGTGGAGGCACTGTACTTACAGAAGTGGCGCGGATGAACTCTGTTGGCGGGTTACTTATTGGAACTACTGACACTGATCTGAACGATACTGGCGATGCTGGTGTTTATGTTGAAGCTGGCGGCAGAACAAAGATAGCTGCAACTGGTCAAGAGGTTATGCAGATCAACCGATCTGAAGCAGATACATCTACCAGAAATATTGTCTTGTTTTATCGTAACGGCGCAAATGTAGGAAAGATCACAGGCGATGGAACAAGCGTGGCTTATGTTACATCTAGTGACTACAGGCTCAAAGAAAATGTAACTGCAATCACTGGCGCGACTGATCGCCTTAAGCAACTCAACCCTGTAAGGTTTAACTTCATTGCTGATACCACCAAAACTGTCGATGGTTTTCTAGCGCACGAGCTTCAAGCTCATGTGCCAGAAGCTGTTACTGGGATAAAAGATGGTATGCAAGATGAAGAATACGAAATTACACCAGCGGTTCTTGACGAAGATGGCAACGAAGTCACACCAGCAGTTATGGGTAAACATTCTTTTCCTGATTACCAAGGAGTAGATCAAGCAAAGATTGTCCCATTGTTAGTGGCAACCATAAAAGAGTTAGAGGCGCGGATTACGGCGTTGGAGGCAGGCTAATGGCACTTACTAAAGTATCGCAGGGCTTGATTGATGAGACTGGCTTAGATGCCAGCCTTCGAGCTTATACCAGAACATACATACCAGCGGATTACAATGCGGTTGGCAATGGCTCAACTGATGATGCCACTGCGATGCAGAACGCAATCAATGCTATCAATGCGGCTGGCGGCGGCATCCTAGAACTTGGCGACAAGACCTACCGCATCGACACCAGCTTGACCATTTACGCAAACATGACAATCCGAAATGGTACACTTGATTTTAGCAATCAGGTGTCAACTGGTGGCAGTCAAATCCCATCAGATAACTCTGTTGGTTTGTTCTTAGCTAGTGGGATTTCCACAAGTCAGGCAGACATCAATGCAACAGTAAGCCGAGGCGACCATCAGATTACTGTTGTAAGCACAACAAACCTTGCGGCGAATGATGTAATTTATTTGCGTGATCCGAATGTAGATTTTGGTGATGGCGTTGATGAAACTTCAACAAAGAAAAGTGAGTATGCTGTCATTCGCAGTATTGATAGCGCAACTCAATTTACTTTACAAGCTGCGGCTGAAGATACTTACACATCTTCAACTGGCGTTGTTGATGTAATGACACCGCATGAAAATGTGGTGATTGAAAATTTGCGTTTGATTGGCAACAACGATAACACAAATAGAACTACAGCAATCAATCTACAATCCACACGCAATGCTATTGTTAGAAATGTACGCACAGAAAAATGGCAGAACCGTGGTGTGCGAGTTGGGGAAAGCATCAACGCTCGCGTTGAGGGTTGTGAGTTCTTAGAGCATAACAATACTGGCCTTGGTTATGGTGTGACATTTACTGATGGCTGTTATGGGTGTGTTGTAGATAACTGTAACTTTATTTTCTGCAAACACGGCGTTGCAATTGGTGGTGGTGACCTTGTGTCGAGAGGCACAAAAGTGTCACGCTGTTCTTTTAGAGGATCAGTTGAGCAAGCTATTGATGCTCATCAGGGAACTTGTGACGATATAATTACAGAAAATTATATTGCTGCTGGCGATCATGCTGGGCTTTCATCAGGTCAGAACGGCATCAACTATAGAGGCGGTAGCTGTGTAATTAGCAATAACATGATTGACAGATCATACGATACAGCCATTACTGTGTTTGCGGCTAAAGGCCCGAACCGTGAAAAGTTTGCTGTGATTACTGGCAACACAATTAAAAATATGAGGACAGGTGGTCGAGGAATTATTTGTAATTATCGAGACACTAATAGCAATCAGTTAAGATCATTAGTTATTAGCAATAATGCAATGATGGAGATAGATGGTGATTTTGAGTATGGCATTGAGGTTCATGCAAATGAAGAAACAATCAGCAACTTGGTAATTTCTGGCAACACTATTGATGAGACTGATACCTATGGCATTTACCTGCACCGCAGTAATTCAAAGAACATCCAATTTTTTACCATCAATAACAATGTTGTAAAAATTGCTGGCGGCACTGGCTTTGAAATTGGTGCTGGCACTAACTATGGAACAATTGTTGGCAATTCAATTTATGGTATTAACTCAGGCGACACTGCAATGGACATCGATGGCAGCAACATTACGGTTGATGGTAACCAGACCCACAATACGGCTACTGGCATTGATGTTTCTGGTGGCACAAGCATAACATCTGGAGACAACGGCTAATGGACAACGATGCACATACCGACATTGCTTTAGCAGCCGGTGCAATCACTAGCCCAGTTTGGTTACACGCTCTTAATGAGTGGGTGACGCTGGTTGCTGGTCTAATTGGTATTGTGCTTCTTGTCATCCGCGTCCGCAAGGCATTGCGGAAAGATGTTTAAGGCGATTGTATTAGCCTGTGCAATAGCAAACCCAACTAAATGTATTGAGTTCCACGATGTTCGCGGCCCCTATCCCACGATGAAGGCTTGCGAGGAACGTGCTATGGAAATGGGTCGTGACATTGGGGAGATGGCTCACGGCTTTATGCCTATTAGCTGGAAGTGTAAGCCACTGCGGAAAGGGATGCTGTCATAGACCCGATTACTATAGGTGCGGCTGTCAGCGGGGCTACAGCGGCGTTCAATACTATAAAGCAGATGATTAGTGCTGGTCGTGACCTCGAGTCTTGTATCAATGATGTGTCTCGTTGGATGAAGGCTGCGTCTGACATTGACCAAGCTGAGAAGCAAGCTAAGAATCCTCCATTATTTAAAAAGTTGCAAGGCGCAGACACTGTGCAGCAACAGGCATTGCAAGTTTATGCTGCTAAAAAAAAGTTAGAGGCGCAACGTGCCGAGCTTAAACAATATTTGCAAATGACTTATGGCCCACAGTCTTGGGCAGATCTTATTCATCTTGAAGGACGCATCCGCAAAGAGCGTCAAGAGATGATCTACAAGCAACAAGAAATGCGGCAGAAAATTGTTGAGGTAATTGCAGTTGTAATTCTTGTCTTGCTTTCTTTAGGTGTAATGGGCTTTATTGGTACATTATTAATTTCTAAGGGGAATTAAAGTGACCAATAAGGAAAAGATATTAGAGGCTGAGTCTCTTGTTAACATGCATGGCAGCGTAAGAGCAGCAGCTAGAGAGTCAGGCATACCTAGATCAACCATCATCAACAGATTGAAAAGCGGAAGATCATCCGGCATCCTTGATAATAATGTTGGTTACAGATTACCTCCAAAGCTAAACGATGACATACCAGTCGATGATATTGTCGATCAGCTTCATCAGCGTTTTAAGAAAAGAAAGAAGTATCGTGAGGCCAAGAAGTGGAGTCCGATACATATGAATACAGATGAGCCAATTGGTTTGCTCTGGCTTGGTGATCCTCACATCGATGACAATCATTGTGACTGGGATGCATTAAGAGAACACCTAGATATTATTAATAACTATGATGGTGTTTATGGTTGCTCGTTAGGAGATCAACAGAACAACTGGGTTGGTAGGCTTGGTCGTTTGTATGGTGAGCAGGATACATCACACAAGACAGCATGGAAGCTAGTCGAGTGGTTGATTCAAGAGATGAATCCAATGATTCTTATTGGCGGCAACCATGACATGTGGTCTGGTGCTGGCGATCCATTGAAGTGGATTGCAGAAGAGCATACAGTCTTTGAGAACTGGGAAGCTAGGATTGCTTTGAAGTTTCCAAACAAGCGTGAGTGCAAGATCTTTGTCGCGCATGACATGGCTGGGCATAGCCAGTGGAATCCATTACACGCACAGACAAAGACCGCAAAGTTTAGATCACATGCACACCTGTACATCAGTGGTCACAAGCACAACTGGGCATTGGGACAGATTGAACTTGTAGAAGAAGAGCGTACTGCTTGGTTAGCTAGAGCGCGAGGTTACAAGTACCATGATACCTATGCTTTTGTTAAAGGCTTTGAACAACAGAAGTTTGGTCAAGCAATTATGCAAGTGATTGATCCAACTAATCCTTCGGAGGTTTCATGGGTACAATGTTTTGCTGATCCGCAGGAAGGTGCTGACTATCTTCAATATCGTAGATCGCTTCGCAAGTAACGGCAGCGTACCCAGCAATGTCAACCCAAGAGTCAACATGAGTAGGATCAGAATGTAAACGAGCTAACTTATTTAAGATATGTAATGCACCCACATCAAATGGAGTCATAGGTATAGCTAGATGAGCCTCATAAAGAGCAGCAGTTATAGTAAAATTATCAGAAGGTTTTCCATAATTTTCACCGCGTTCTTTTACTGCGTCTTTGGCTTTAGCTAATATATCATTTCTAATTAGTTCGCTCATTTTTTTCACCGAGGTTTGATATGATTGATAGGATAGAGAATCGAATATTAAAGCTTAAATTATTGCCAAGAGCAATGATGATTATGATGTCATTGATGAGTTGGCGTGTAGTTGAATGGTTCATGGAATTGCCTGATCCTAGTCCAGCACAAGCTGGGCTTGTATCTGTAGTTACTGGGGCAATGACCGGAGCCTTTGCAGTGTGGATGAATCACGAAGGAAAGAATCATGTGGCAAGCACTAATCAATCCCATCGCTAGTTTAGCTGGCTCTTGGATGGAGTCAAAGGTAGAGGAGACAAAGGCCAAGGGTGTTGTAGCCAAGGCCAAAGCTGATGCTGAAGCAGAAGTAATGAAGGTTGCTGCTACGCATGAGGCTGGCTGGGAAAAGATCATGGCTCAAGCTAGCGACAATAGCTGGAAGGATGAGGCATGGACTGTCTTGTTTATTGTCATTATTGCTATGTGCTTTATCCCATTTACCCAGCCCTATGTTGAGCGTGGCTTTGCTGCTTTATCTGCTACACCTGACTGGTTTCAGTGGGCAGTGTATGCATCTATCGGTGCATCGTTTGGCTTGCGTGGCTTGAAAGGGTTTAAGAAATGAATCTGTCAAGGAACTTTACTCTTGATGAGATGGTCAAGAGTCAGACCGCAGAGCGTAGAAACATACCGAATCTGCCAGATGAGGGGCAGATAAAGAATATGGTAGAGTTATGTGAGAATATTTTGCAGCCTATTCGTGATGAGTTCGGCCCATTCATAGTGTCTTCTGGCTTTAGAAGTGCAGAGTTGTGCGTTGCTATTGGCAGCAGTATTAACAGTCAACATGCCAAGGGAGAGGCAGCAGACTTTGAGGTGGCTGGCGTTGACAATGCTGACTTGGCTGTATGGATTAGAGATAGCTTGCCATTCGATCAGCTAATCCTTGAGTGTTACACTGGTGGCAACAGTGGATGGATTCATTGCAGCTATTGTAGCTACCGACACAATCGCGGTGAGTTGCTTACGTTTGATCGTGTGAATGGTTATCGTAAGGGATTGATTCTTTAACGTCAGTAACTGTTAAGCTGCAGACAAGGCACTCTCTTTTCTTTCGCTTCAGTGTGTCTTCAATTGTTACCAGTAAACTTTTGCAGCTTGGGCATCTTCCTTTAGATAGAATAACTTCCCAGCTACCATCTCCTGTTTCAAACATATTGTCCTCCATATAAAAGAGGCAGACCTGTAGAGTAGATCTGCCTCAGTATGATGAGTAAGAAGAACCACCAACCTCATCACTTATTAGAACGGCACATCATCTCCATCTAGGATCTTTACCAGCGGATCTTCTTTCGGCTGCGCTGCACCATTTGTTTTCTCCGATAGTTCAAAGGACATGTAGGCAGATCCGTCCTTTGTTCTACGCCATGCGGCTATGCGTAAGTTGTCTTGGTAAGGGCCAGTGTAGTCTGGCTTGTTCTGGTTGTCGCCCTTATCGTTCTCGAATAATGCACCAACTTTTTGGTATAGGTCAATACGCGGCGTGCCATCTTTTGATGTGGTCTTGACAAGAACGAGTTCTTCATTGTTGCCGTTGTTATCTACCCTGCCTTGCAGAATCATAGCCATTTCTGGGAAGGGTTTAAAGGCTGCGCCTTTGTTAGTATTATCGTAATCGCTCATAGAAGCCTCCTGAGTGGGGTTAAATTATTTGGGTAGGTGAGTAGCTATGAGGGGCTTACCACCCCTCACCGCCTTTTTTAGAGCTGTCTGCGGCATATTTATTACCGTCCATCTCCCCAAGGAATACATCTGCGTTGAATCCTAGGTGTGACAGAGCCTTGGTAAGACCGTCAGTGATTGCCATCTTGGGTGCATCTTCTGCCATGCGACCCTTGGCTGCATCGAAGAACTTGCGGCAACCAGAGAAGGGGCCGAAGCAATACTCATCAGAGCCAACCCATATGGTAACATCGGCAATGACTGCTGTGTCTCCATTGGATACATCGATGAAGCGTGTGTTGTTCTTCCATCCCCAGCCAGTACCCACTGGGCCGAACTGTTCTGTGGCGCAGCGTACCTGATACTGAGGATCGATAGCGGTGAATGAACGTGATCCGAATGATACCTTCTTGAGATACTTTGGATCTGATTTAGATACTGTATTCCATAGCTTTAGATTGTCAGACATTCTGGTTCTCCTTTACTGTGACGCGAAGTGAGCCGCGCTTGTCGCGCTTGATAGAGAGAAGGTCACAGTATACTTCTCTCTCATCATCGCCTACCATTGCCTTGAGATCAGACTTGGCAGACTCGAATAGTTTTGCATTGCTTTCATGCTGTATGTAGTCATGGCAGCGTGAGATAAACTCGTTGTCAGATGATGCGTCCCTGCGTACCAGACCATCGACCTTGATCTTGTCGATGCTTACTGGCTCCGCAAGGTTGTCACCGAAAGGGCGTGTGTTATCCTGTACGCATTGCCAAAACTCTTTGACCATGACTTGCATCTTCTTGATGTAGTTCCAGTCCTTCTGGACATAGACACATTCCCATCTGCGATTGCCAAAGATTACAGATAGATAGCAGCCATCATGCACTGATACCCATAGATAGAATTGTATCTGAGGCATGTACATCTTGAGGCAACCTTCCATTGTGTTGCGCTCATAGGTATGCTTGCACTCAACAACGGATGTGCCATCGTTGGTTACACCATCAACAGTAGCCTTGAGTGGTATGCTTTCGTACTGCATACGATACTCTTGCTGATGATTGCCTGTGGTTGCGTTGAAGTTCTTCTCAAACCATTTGATGTTGAAGTCTTCAGTGTGTGTGCCTAGTTGCACAGCTAGATTGTCAGATAGATCTTCTGGCTCGACAAGCCCAAGCTTCTCTTCCCATAGATCTACCCATTGACCATCCATAATGCGGCGCATATCTGAGCCGCCGATAAATCCCTTGCGTTCCATTTGGTTCTCCTTTGTTTCTTTATACTGCAACTACGCAGTATGGTCAAGGGTTAATAGTTGTTTTTCAAATGCTTCTAGTA